TAGTAAGTTTTATTCTGTTGCTCCAGATGGTGCTTTATCTAGAGAAGTTAAAAATGCAATCGAAGAAACATTAAAATCAAGTCCTATGCTCTATCTTCATAAAGATACTCCGAGATTTAAGATTTTAAGAGATTCGATAGAATTTCTTTTAAAGGGAAGTAAATATTTTCCTTTAAATTATTCAAATTCTCGTATGGATGGTAAACTTCCAAATGTTTTTTTGGCAGATGAGGTTGGAGCATTACCAAATTCTTATGCAATCGAAGCAATGAGATCTGGACAATTAAACATATTAAATAAATTAGGTTGTATTATTTCAACTAAATATCCGACCGCTGATAATCCGCTTGAAGATGAGGTTTCTTATTCAAAAAGAGTTTTAGATAAACTTGAAAAAGATGAAACTATATTTGCATTGTTATATGAACCTGATAATCCAAAAAATTGGACTGATGATGATATTATTCTTAAGCAAGCAAACCCTGTAGCATTGGAGATTCCAGAAATATGGCAAGATCTATTGAAAAAAAGGGCTAGAGCAATAGCAATAGAAAATTCAAGAGAAAATTTTCTTACTAAACATTGTAATATTATTTATCAAGGTCAGGGAACTGAATCTTATGTTGATATCAATGATGTCTTACAATGCAAAGTATCTCATATAGATTGGTCTGGTAGAGAAGTTTATTTAGGCGTTGACCTTTCAATGTCAAACGATAATTGTTCTGTTGGAATGGTTGCTGAAGATGATGGAAAAATACTAGCTGATGCAATTGCATTTATTCCAGAAGGAAGAATTGATGAGAAAACACAATTTGAAAAAATAAATTATAGAAGTTTTATAGAATCATTAAAATGTATTGCATGTGGAAATAAGACTGTTGATTATGCTGTTATAGAAGATTTTGTTTTTCATATAGAACAAAGATATAATGTTAAGATAAAGGCTCTTGGCTATGATAGATATAATGCAATGTCTTCTGCACAAAAATGGGAAAGTGGAGATGGCGGTAAATATGATGGAATAAATTGTGTACAGATTCGACAACATTCCGATACTTTGCATTCTCCAACAAAGTTACTATTTGAAAAAATATCTAATAGAGAGTTTCAATATGAAGATAATAAGTTGCTTGAAATTAATTTTCAAAATGCAAGATGTACTTTTGATACAAATATGAATCGATATGTAACAAAGAAAAAATCTAGGGGAAAAGTAGATATGGTAGTCTCATTAATCAATGCTTGTTATCTACTTGAGCAAGATGTTATCTTTGAAGATGGATTCATAGTGCAAACTTTCTAGGAAGGAGGTGATAGTAAATGAAGATTTTTAATTTATTTTCAAAAAATAAAAGAGATGAAACAGAAGCTACTGCTGAATCTTTAGAAGACCCACTATTGAATGCTATTTTAAAAGATACTGTAGTTGATAGAGATGTTGCACTGTCTATTCCAGTAATAAGTAGTTCAGTTAATTTGATTTGTGACACATTTGCAATGATTCCTTTTAAATTATATAAGACTGTTAAAAATAAAGACAAACTCAAAGCAGAAGAAGTTTATGATGATCCTAGAGTTCGTATTATCAACGATGATACAAAAGATAAACTTGATGGATTTCAAATGAAAAGAGCAATGTGTGAAGATTACTTATTAGGTAAGGGTGGATATGCATACATAAAAAAAATAAAAAATCAATTTTCTGGTTTGTTTTATGTAGAAGATAAAGAAGTTACAATTAATAAAAATTATGATCCAATATATAAGTCTTACAAGATATTAATAAAAGGCGAGGAATATGATGATTATAACTTTATCAAACTTTTGAGAAATACCAAAGATGGTGCTAGTGGAAGAGGTTTGGTTAATGAAATATCTACAGCAATAAAAACTGCTCGTCAAAGATTATTGTATGAATATGATTTGATTCTTACTGGTGGCTCTCGTAAAGGTTTTCTAAAATCTCCAAAACATCTCGATGAGAAAGCATTAAAAGCATTAAAAAAGGCTTGGGAAGATTATTATTTAGGAAATGCTAATACAGTTGTATTAAATGATGGATTAGAGTTTGATGAAGCAAGTAATACTTCTAAAGAAAATGAATTAAATGAAAAAAATATAACTTTTATCAGCGAAATAAAAGATATATTTCACATATCTAGTGATTATAACAATTTTATAAAGAGTGCTATAATGCCTATTGCTACTGCATTTACCACTGCCTTAAATAGAGATTTTTTACTCGAAAAAGAGAAAGAATCTTTTTATTTTGCTCCTGATTTCAATGAATTGTTAAAAGGATTAATGAAAGAAAGATTTGAGGCTTATAAAATCGCTATAGAAACAGGATTTAAAACAAGAAATGAGATTCGTTATATGGAAGATGATGATGCTTTACCAGGATTAGATATGGTTAATTTAGGACTTGGAGATGTTTTATTAAATCCAGAAACTGGTGAGATTTATGTTCCTAATACGAACAAGTTAATTAAAATGGGCGAGTCTGGAACTGTTGATAAAAATATAAATATTGATAATTCACCTGATACTGATAAAAATGTTAATTCAAATATAAATGGTGAAGGAGGTGATATAAATGCACATAGAAATTAGAGAAGATTCTGTTGTCATTAATGGATATGTTAATGCGGTTGAAAGATACTCAAAGCCTATTAGGGAATCTTTACATGGAAAAGTAAGAACTTTCATTGAAAGAATTAGATCCGGAGTATTTAAAAGTGCATTGCAGAGAAACGATGATGTAAAAGTACTTTTAAATCATGATGAAAATAGAGAATTGGCTACAACAAAAGATGGAACTGCAATTCTCGAAGAAGATAACATAGGTCTTAGAGCAGAAGTAACTATTACCGATAAAGATGTAATAGAAAAGGCTAAAAACAATAAATTAGTTGGTTGGAGTTTTGGCTTTTATGCTAATTCTGATGAGTTAGGTAAAGATGGTAATAGTGAAACAAGAACAGTTACTAGTTTAGATTTGTTAGAAGTATCTATATTAGATGATACAAAGTCGCCTGCTTATTATGGTACAAGCATAGAAGCAAGAAGTGAAAATGAAAAGGTCGTTGAATATAGAGCATCTACTATTGCGGAAATCGAAGAAGAAGCAAGAAAAAAACATAAGGCTGTTGATAAAAAAGAAGATAACAACTGGGATGAAATTACCAAAGAACATGAATTAATCAACATTGAAAAGGAAGAAAAGAAAATAAAATTGGTTGCAGAAATGATTGCAGATATCATTCTTGAGAAATTAAAAGAAGGTGCTGATGAAAAAAAGACAATACCTGAAAATTCAGCCGTAGAAGAAGAAGGCAATAGAGCCTTTGATTATTCTTCTTATGAAGATAGATTAAGAAGATTAAAAAAAATCTAAACATTTGTGTTAAGAAAAAAAGAAGGAGGAGATAAAACATGAATAAAAAAGGTTTAGAAGAAAAAAGAAATGATTTAAGACAAGAAATGACAGATATTTTAAATAATTCAAAAAAAGAAAATCGCGTAATGTCAGAAGAAGAAGTTGCAAGATTTGATGAAATTGAAAAAGAAATTAATTCAATAGATGCAACTCTAGAAAGGGAAAATAAAATTGAAAAGATGGAAGAAAAGTCAGAAAAGACAGAGGATGAATCTGAACTAACTGCTGCTGAAAAAAGAATGTATACTTCAGTAGAAGAAAGAAATGATTATAATGCTTTTGCAGAGTATATTAGAAGTCAAACTCTAAAAACAAATAGAGCAGATGCTACTAATTTAACTAAAGGTGATAATGGAGCAGTTATTCCTAAAACAATTGTTGATAAAATAATTGAAAAAGTAGAAGAAATTTCACCTGTTTATAGACTTGCTACTCATTATGATATTCCAGGAACAGTAAATATACCTACAGAAGATACTTCTACTGATAGTGTTACTGTTGGTTATGCTACAGAGTTTACTGATTTAACATCACATAGTAATAAGTTTGGTACTATTGAGTTAACAGGATTCTTATATGGTGCATTAACAAAGATCAGTAGATCATTATTAAAAAATAGTAACTTCAAATTAACAAATTGGGTAATTAATAAAATGGCAAAGAAAATTGCTAAGTTTATTGAAGGTGAGTTATTAAATGGAACTACATCTAAAGTAAGCGGTGTTGTAGGATCTTACGACTCTACTAACATGAAAAAGGTTTTAGCAAGCAAATCTGCTATTACTGCTGATGAGTTAATTGAAACTCAAGATTTAGTAATTGATTCTTATCAAACAGATTCTATTTGGGTTATGAATAGAGCAACAAGAACTGCTATTAAAAAATTAAAAGATAGTAATAATAACTATTTACTAAATAGAGATCTTTCATCTAAATATGGATATACTCTTTTAGGAAAAGATGTTTATGTTTCTGATAATGTTTCTAAATTAGGTACAGCATCTGCTAATGTTATTTTCTATGGTGATTTTAGTGGACTAGCAGTAAAAGAAAGTGAAAAAACAGAAATTCAAATCCTAGATCAGTTATTTGCAGCACAACATGCAATTGGTATAGTTGCTTGGGGTGAAATAGATGCTAAAGTAGAAGATAAGCAAAAAATTGCTGTCGTTACAGCACCAGCAGCTTAATTTAGGAGGTCTTAATAATGAAATATGAAGCTATTGAAAGTTTTAGCGGAATTATTTCTATGGCAAAGGGCGAAATTAGGGATATTCCTAATGATGCCCTAGTCAAAGACTTAATGAAGGCTAAACTAATAAAAAAATATACACCAACTGATGAAAAAATATTAAAAGATGAGTTGGAATCTGCTAATTCACTTATAAATGAGTTAACTGAAGAAAATAAAATGCTAAAAGAGCAAATAGAGGAATTATCTACTATTAACAAAGAAAGTGAAAAAACAGATGATACACTAGTATCAGATGAAGAAGCAGAAAAAAAGTTATCAGAAGATGAAAAAATAGATGATACATCAACTGATAATAAGAAAAATAAAAAATAACCTCATAAAGGAGGGAAAAATATGAAAAAAGTTAGTGATATAACTTATCAAGATATTGCAAACTATATCAGAGTTGATGTAACTGATGATAAGTTATTACAAGAAGAGTTAAATATATATTTAAATATCGCTAAAGACTTTATATCTAATTATACAGGAATACCTATAGAAACTAAAGAAAAAGATAGTGAATCATTGGATGATTATGCAGATTTTATTATCGTTGTATATATTCTTTGCCAAGATATGTATGATAATAGAACTATGTATGTTGATGGTAAGAATATAAATAGAGTTGTAGAAACAATTCTAAATATGCATAGGAGAAATCTTTTATGAGTTCAATTGTTAAAAATCCAGGAGAATATAATAAAAAAATCA